TTGTCAATGTGGATTAGAAACGAAACAGCCGCCATGCTACGCCAGCAACAAGCTGAAATAGCAGAACTTAAGCACATGAATAAAAACTGGCAGATTTCAGAAGGAATGGCACTGCAAGAAATTGAATTGGCAAAAGAGTTTTTAAAAGCCAACGAATTGTATTTGTCTTATGTTGAATGGAGGCATAAAAAATGAATAATGAACTAGTAGCGTGGAGTATGAAATTAACAGTTTTTGTACATTAAGAAAGGCACAAGAATGAACGCAATTAAAGGTTTTATTTTGTCAATTATTGTTGGAATTGTTTTTTGGGGTTCGGCTTGCATAATTGGCACATGGGTCAGCCTTGCGTATGCATCCTATGTCAATACAACTAACTATTTTTTAATAAAGGCACAAGAGAGATGAATGAACCAATGAAATTATCTGAAATTGCTAAAAATGAAGGTGTAAGCCATCAAATGATTGCAATAATTTTAAATAGAGCTTTGATTAAATTTAAAAAAGGCTTAGAAGCAAAAGGCTACAAATTACAGGATTTGTTATGAAAGATTATTCTGTTCCGTATTTAGCAGCCAAAAAACTATTAGATGCTTATTACAAAGCTTGTATTTTGGAAGATAAGCCCTTGGCTTACGAAATTGCAAACGACCTTGTAGAAGTCGTTTTAAAGCTTGAAGACATAGCTCATGCAAATTAAAAAATTTGACCAATCATTACATGACAAATACGACCCTCCAGCTCGGAGGGCTGTATCCGAATGGATGAATATGAAATGGGGAGTTGAATGTAAAGACAATCCTGACATTTACGGTACAGATTTAATCGTTTATAAAGGCGGTGTTCAAGTTGGTTATGCTGAAGTAGAAGTAAGGGTTTGGACACCGTATTGCCCTTTTTCTACTATTCATGTTCCTGCTCGTAAAAAACACATGTTAGAAGTGGAAAAAACGCTATTTTTTGCGTTAACTCACGATATGGGTCATGCTTATTGGATTAACGGACAAACAGCATTGCTGTTTCCTTTGATTGAATTAAAGGATAATACAAAGAATGAAGCGTATTACGATGTGCCAAAAGAGCTTTTTAAATATGTTGATTTAGATGAGATGTTTTAATGGCTACTAAAGCTGAAAAGGATGAATATGCTCGCTTGGCGAGATATGGCTGTATTTTATGCAAACAACAAGATGTTAGAAACCTCGAAGATTCCCCAGTCGAAATGCACCACATCAGAAGATTTGGAGGCAAAAGAAGTCTTGCGCCTGTCATCCCTCTCTGCGCTTTCCATCACAGGCTTGGAGATTCCTCAGTTCACCAGCTTGGACATAAAAGATTTGAAAAATATTGGGGTTTCTCTGAAATGGATTTGTTAAATAAATTAAATGACACATTACAAAAAGAGAGTTGATGAAAACCAACTTCAAATCAAACATACGCTTATTGCTTTGGGGTGTAGCGTTTTGGACTTGTCCACTGTTGGCAGGGGTTGTCCTGATTTGCTCGTGGGCTATAAAGGAAAGTCGGTGTTGGTAGAGGTTAAATCTAGCGCAAAAGCCAGTTTTACAGAGCCACAGATTAAATTTATGCAAAATTGGCGAGGTGGAGCAGTAAGCAGGATAGATTGTGTTGATGCCGCAATTCGTTTAATTAAAATGCTTGACATGAACTAAGATTCACCTAAAATTAAGAAGCTGCGCTTTTGCAGTCTTTTTAGCTAAAAGGAAACAAAATGGGTAAGATGGATTCTAGCAAGGGTATTCCTTTGCAAACTGGCGGTAAAATGCCAAAAGGTGCTGATGCTGCTGATACTTCTGGCGAGCGTCATGAAAAATTGCGTGGCGGTGTAGCTATAGGCAAAGAAGATGCTGTTGGTAAAGACGGTGAATTTAACACTGGTCGTACTGCTGGCACTTGCTATACACACAAGCGTGGTTCATACTACGCTGAAGACCAATACGAACGCAAAGAGTAATAAAGCGAAAAGCCCAAAGATAAACGGTCTATGGGCTTTTCTAACCAAACAAGTAATCGGAGAACTTGATGGCTGCTGTAAATACTAAAGACACTTGTAATTCTTGTCTATTTTTCGTTGTAGGTGAACGCATGGGAATCTGTAAGCGATTCCCTTCTGCCGTTAATAAATCCAATGACGATTGGTGCGGTGAATGGTCTATTTCTGAAAGTGAAGCACTTAAAGAAATGACTAGGCTTATGACGCAGCCTGTAACTCTCTCTGAACCTAAAAAACAGCGTGGGAGACCAAAAAAAACATGAAATTAAAACCTTTAGCAGACAAAATCGTTGTTAAGCCTGATGTAAGAGAGCTTTCCAGCGTTATTTTTGTTGACAATAAAGAAGTAGAAAACATGGGTGTGGTAATAGCAGTAGGACCTGGAAAAAAGCTGCCTAATGGTCGCAGAGAGGCTATGCCTGTGGAAGTTGGAGCAAGAATCCGTTTCGGAACTATGAATGATGACCGAGGCGAAGAATATCTTAAATATTTCCCTTATTACGAAAACGGCATTAAATATTTGGTTATGAGCTGGCAAGATATTTGTTTTGAGGAGCCTGCAAATGCTTAAATGGTTAAAAAACGCTTGGCCTTGGAAAATAAAACAGAAAAAATCTTTAAAAGATGCTTTTAATCAAGAATTTGGAACTGCACATTTTGTTGTAAAAGACAGATACGCATTTACAGAAGCTCCTAAAAAACCAGCTGTAAAGAAACCAGCCTTAAAAAAGGCTACAACTCGTAAGGAGAAAGCAATGCCACTTAAGAAATCAGCCAGCCCTAAAGCATTTAAAGAAAACATTAAAACCGAAGTAAAAGCAGGAAAGCCTGTAAAGCAAGCGGTTGCGATTGCTTACTCCGAGGCTAGAGCTGCTAAAAAACCAGCAGCAAAAAAGAGCAAAAAGTAATAAATTGCCTTGTAGCACAGTAGGTAGTGCACCTGACTGTTAATCAGGGGGTCGCTGGTTCGAGCCCAGCCGAGGCAGCCAATCATTAACTTAAAGGAAATAAAATGGAAATTAAAGACATCAAAATCGTTTTTGAACACACAACAGCAGAATTAGAGCTAATTTTGGCTGGTTTACGCAAGTTGCCTATGGAATTAGTACAAAAGCTTCATGATGAAATTATTATGAAAGCCAATGCGGAAGTTGCTAAACAAATGGCTCCTGTAGAAGCGGAAGTACCAGCAGAAACAACTGTAGAGCAAGCATAATGACTGCGCCGAATGTATATCTTCCTTACCCTGTTCCGCAATCTACGGATGAATTGCAAGCAGATATGAACGCTTTGATTCTTCAGCCTGGAGTGCCACAGGAATTGCAAGACGAATATACAAATTTAATTAACAGCCCAACCTTCCAAGCGGATGTAAATCAAGCGGAAGCCAATAGCGATTCAATGGATAATGAATAAAACTCCCAAAATCGAATTAAGGGATATTGATACACTAGTCCCTTACATTAACAACGCTAGGAAACACTCGGATGAACAGATTGATGCCATTGCAGGCTCAATTAAAGAATTCGGCTGGACTAATCCAATTTTGGTTGATGGCAATAATGGGCTTATTGCTGGTCATGGTCGTTTACTCGCTGCTCGTAAGCTTGGTATTACTCAAATTCCTAGCATTGAGCTTAGTGGACTTAGTGAAACGCAGAAAAAAGCGTTAATTATTGCCGACAATAAGATTGCTCTTAATTCGGAATGGGACTATAACCTTTTGAAGTTAGAGATTGAACACCTTACCGAGCAAGAATTTGATATTGATGTTTTAGGGTTTCATGCTTCCGAGCTAAATTTTGGCGAAGTAGACTATTCAATCCTTGACGATGCGCCTGATAGCATAAACGAGCAGTTAGACGATATGGCTGACGGAATCCGCAAAGCTATTCAAATCGAATTTGAGCCTGACCATTACGAAGAAGCACAAGAATTAGTGTCTTGGTGGCGCAAAAAAGGTGCTTATGTTGGCTATATGGTTATGAACCACCTTAGAGCCGAGAAAGAAAAAGAAGAATCTTGAGAATTGGCTATCGTCGTGTCGCTGGCAAAATAGGACTAACCAATCAAGAAGAAGGTATTCGTGGTGCTTGGGTAGAGAAAAGACTCGCATTATTTAAATCTTTTCAAAAACATGGGCATAAAGTTGTTTGTTTTTCGCCTTGTACTCCGCAAACGGAAGAAAAAGGCATAAAAGGCAGCGAAGAATATCAGCCTGTTGATGTTTTAGTTTTAGAGTTCGGCGGTACAAATCAGCAGTTTTATGGCGATTATTGGTTAAAAACGATAGAAATAGTTAAAAAACACAAAAACAGAATCATTTTTATTAACGATGACCCTGACCTTCCTTTTTTGTGGAAACTATTGCCTGATGAGGATTGGTCAAGATGGACTTTAGCGGTAAACGCAGCTAACCCATTAAAAGCCAAAGAGATATTAAAAGCCCCAAAAACAGTAAAAGCAGTGGATTACCCTATGAATTCAGGAATGCCATTTGCTGACTTTTACGAAGGAAAGATACCCAAAGCGGTGTATATCGGTAGAGCTGGTGGTCGCAAAGATTATTTTAAAGAGTTTTTAAAAAGCGATAAACTAGACATAGCAGGCAAAGAAGCTGAATGGATTGATTTTGACTGTACGGTAATACCAAACCCTCAACAAAGGCTAAGAAGAGCTTTTTACGCACAATATAGGGCTTGCTTAGCTGTATTTGATGATAAACATAAAGATAGCGGATGGAGAACAGGCAGGGCTTACCATGCTTTGTACGCTGGTATTCCAGTTATTGCGCCTGAAGGCAATGCAGGATTGTTTTGGTGCGCTAAAGTAAAACAAGCTCAAGACATAGATGTTTTTGTTAATCAGCCTAAAGAAGTAAGAAAACGGATTTGGGAGCAACAAAAAGACTTCGTTCAAAAACAATCGGAAATAGACCTATTAGCCCTATGAAAACTATTGAACTGGTAAAAATTTCTAACGAAACCAAAGTAGGCGATGTATGTGGAGATTTAGAGCCAAACATTACCGAAGACACTTTTTTTACTGTTAATGGCGAAGTCATAGGGTTTTATCTTAAAAAGATGCCTGAAAAGCTTAATAAGTACATAGACATCGCTAATGCTGAATTTTTAAGCGATAGAGTGCCGAAAGATCTAATGAATAGAGGTCCTGTTGGCTCTAATAAATGGAAAGAAGAACAGGCTAAAAGCGGAATAAAACCAGTACAACAGCTAAGTACGATTATCGGAAGCTGCGCTCCCAAACCCCACATGAGATTACCTTACCCAAGAATGGCTATGGTACATGAGGTAAAAAGCGCAAAAACATTTATAAAAGCCATGCTGCTGGCTTGTAATGAAGCAGAAGAAACAATTAAAGAATTGGCACCTGAGTTATATGAAAAGCAATTACAAATTATTACTGAAAAAGTCCCTCCCAAATGGAGATTTGGAAAACTATTTACAAGCAGCATTAGCAACTTCAACATCGCTGCTAGCTACCATAGAGATGCAGCAAATCTTGAAGGATGTTCGAATGTCATCATTAACAAGAGAAGCCATGCTAAAGGCGGCAACCTCAGTATTCCAGACTACGGAGCAGTGCTGGATTCATCAGACAACAGCATGATTGTTTACCCAGCTTGGATGAACATACATGGTGTAACACCAATTATTCCTTTAAAATCAGAAGGATACAGAAACAGTTTAATCTTTTATCCACTAAAAGCATTTAATAATTGCTGGTAACTTTGGGACTTATAAAGAAATGGCACAGGGCAAAGAACATATTCCTGACGATAAAACAAGATTACTTGTTAAAAGTTTAAGCGCAGTAGGCATTCGTTATGTAGACATAGCGCATAAACTGGGTATTAACGATGAAACTTTACGCAAACATTACAAGCAAGAGCTTGAAGATGGGCGCATAGATGCTAATGCCAGCATAGGAAACACTTTGTTTCAGCAAGCTAAGAATGGAAACACCTCGGCTGCTATTTTTTGGTTAAAAACTAGGGCAAATTGGAAAGAAACTACCGTAACAGAGCATGCTCTTGGTGAAGGACAGGATGTCAAAGGCATCAATATCCTATTGGTAGAGGCTGATGGAAACAAGACTTGATGACCAAGGCTTTATATGGCCTGCGTTTCCTAACAAACTAAGATGCTTATTTGAGCCTAAAAGCATTCGCTATCGTGTTTTATACGGTGGGCGAGGAGCTGCTAAATCCCATTCGGTGGCTAGAGCTTTACTATGCATGGGATTCCAAAAGACTATCCGAGTGCTATGTGCTCGTGAGTTCCAAAACTCTATTAAAGATTCAGTCCATAAGCTATTAGTAGACCAAATAGGTAATTTGGGGCTGCAAAAGTATTACCAGATTACCAATAGCTCTATTAGAGGGGTAAACAACAAGACTGAATTCATTTTCGCTGGTATTAAGAACAACATTAACGGTTTAAAGTCTTTAGAAGGCATAGATTACTGCTGGGTCGAGGAAGCAAACAACGTGACTGCAAACAGCTGGGACATTCTTATCCCTACTATCCGTAAAGAAAACAGTGAAATTTGGGTTACTTTTAACCCTGAATTGCCATCTGATGAGACATACAAGCGATTCGTTATTAGCCCACCTGACAATGCTATTGTTCAAAAAGTAAACTGGTCAGACAATCCTTGGTTTCCTGAAGTCCTTGATGTAGAACGACAATCTTTAAAGAATAGAGACTTCGAAGCTTATCAGAATGTGTGGGAAGGTTTTACTCGAAGCACTATTGACGGTGCTATTTTTGCTAAAGAAATGAGCAGAGCAGAGCAAGACGGCAGGATTTGTAATGTGCCTTACGACGCTATTAAGCCTGTACATGCAGTATTTGATATTGGTTGGGCTGACAGTACTGCGGTGTGGTTTGTTCAATTCGTAGGAATGGAGACTAGATTACTCCGATACATGGAAGTGAATCAAACGGTTATTAGCGAAATATTAGCGAAAATGCAGACTTTTGGTTATGTATACGATACACTTTACTTGCCGCATGATGCTCAAAATAGAACTTTAGCTAGTAATGGTCGAAGCATTGAAGAAATCGTTAGAGCATCAGGCTACAATGTAAAAATTATTGAACGCACCCCTATTGCAGATTCTATTAACGCTGCTAGGACTATTTTCTCCAGTTGTTATTTTGATAAAACCAATACCGAAGCAGGATTAAATTGCTTACGGCATTACAGATACGATGTAGACCCTGATACAAAAGCTTTTAGCAAAACTCCTTTACATGACCAATATTCACATGGAGCTGATGCTTTTAGGTATATTGGGCTAATGATTCAGGAAAAGAAAGTGGCGAAAAGAAAGCCAATGGAATATCATGTATCAAGTTGGATGAGCTAACAGGAAATCATTATGGTAATGAATGTTGAAAGCAATGGTGGAATATACTCCACAGAATATGCTGATGACGATAATTCAGGGGTAATTGAGGAAGCTAAAGACTTTCTACGATTCTGCTCCGACAACGATTCAAATAACCGTCAGGAAGCACTAGAGGATTTAAAATTCGCTGGTGGCGACCAATGGCCAGTAGAAATTCAAAACAGTCGCCTGTTAGAATCTCGCCCTTATTTGACTATTAACAAGGTAGATGCTTACTGTCGTCAAATAGAAAATCAACAAAGACAACAAAGACCTCGCATGGTTGCTCATGGTATGAATACCGAGAGTGATGAAAAAGTAGCGGAAGTGGTAACTGGTATATTGCGCCATATTGAAAACCAATCCGATGCCGATGCCGCTTATGACAATGCTTTCTCGTTTGCGGTGCGTATGGGCTGGGGATATTGGCGAGTAACCCATGATTACCCAAATCCCAAGTCGTTTGACCAAGAGCTGTATATCAAGCGCATTGAAAACCCATTTATGGTGTATTTTGACCCCAACTCTACCGAGCCTGATGGGTCAGACGCTGAAAAATGCTTAATTACCGAAGTAATTAGCAAAGAAGCATTCCGCAGAATGTACCCAGGTGCTGACGATGGCGGTGGTTTTAATCCTCGTGGCACAGGCGATAGTCAGTCTGAATGGATTACCAAAGAAGATATTCGTATTGCTGAATATTTCTACACAGTACGCAAGCGCACTAAATTGCTATTGCTTTCCGATGGCTCTACTATATATGAAGAAGATAAGCCAAAAGAAACGCTGCTACAAGACGCTGGCATTTATGTAGTTTCCAAGCGTGAAACCATTAAAAAGCAGATTAAATGGGTAAAGCTAACCGGAATGCAAGTCCTTGAATCTAGGGACTGGGCTGGTAAATACATTCCAGTTGTGCCTGTTTATGGCTCTCAGCTAATAGTAGACAGCAAACGCAAAAAGTTTGGTCTTACTCGTATGGCTAAAGACCCACAGCGTATGTATAACTTTTGGTCTACTGCGCTTACTGAATCTGTTGCCCTTGCTCCTAAAGCCAAGTATCTTATTGCTGAAGGTCAAGACGAAGGCCATGAAATGGAGTGGAATCAGGCAAACATTAAGTCTATGCCTGTATTGCGCTACAAACAAACCGATAGCGAAGGTAGACCAGCGCCAGTACCACAGCGAGTACAGCCTGAACCTCCACCCACAGGCATGGTTACGGCATTAGAAGGCTTAAATGCTGACCTTATGGCTGTGGTAGGTATATATGACCCAAGCCAGTTACCAAACGGAAATCAATCAGGAAAAGCCATTAACGGTATGCAGCAGCAAACCGATATGACTAATTTCCACTATTACGACAATCTAACTCGTTCGATTCGCCAAACTGGTCGTATTTGCTTAGATTTAATTCCGCATATTTACGATAGAGAGCGTGTATTGCGTATTATTGGGGCTGACGGTAAAGGTGAGCTCGTTAAAATTAACGAAAAATCCACCGACGAAAACGGTGTCGATATCGTATTAAACGATGTAACTGTCGGTGAATATGACATTGTTATGGAAACAGGACCTGGTTATTCTTCTAAGCGTCAGGAAGCAGTAGATTCTATGATGACTTTGTTAACTGCTGACCCTGCGTTAATGCAACAAGCTGGCGATTTAATTTTTAGAAATATGGATTTCCCAGGTGCTGACATTATTGCTGACCGATTAGCAGCAGCCAACCCATTGGCACAAATTGACGATAAATCACCTATTCCTCCACAGGCACAGATGATGATTAAACAAGGTCAAGCTACTATTCAGCAGTTACAGCAAGCATTACAAGCTGAGCAAATGGATAAGAAATATCGTGCTACGGTACAAGAACAAGTACAACAAGCCGAAACAGAGCGTGAGAAAATGCGCTTACAAGTACGCAGGGAAGATAGTCAGTTGCGTACCGATACAACAGCACATGACACTGTTATTAAGACACAAACCCAGCTAGAAATAGAGCAGTTAAAAGCCCAATTGGCTTTGATTTTGGCTAATATGGACAAAAAAGATTTAAAAGAAGCAGAAGCAGAAGCAGTTGAGCGTGGTATTTAATCGGAGGAAATATGCCAACAGTAACAGGTGATAATGTACATGAATGGAAATTAAAGGAAATGGCTCGCAGGGCTGGTCGTAAATATGAGCCTGACGAACCTAAAAACCCATACGAAGGTATGAGCAAAGAAGAATTAAAAGCTCAAAAAGCTTTAATCAAAGCAGCATTGAAAGATGAAGCTGAAGAAGAATAAAATAGACAAGAATTATTTTTAGTAGTATTTTAACCATTAGGAGCTTGAGAAATCATGGCCAATGAATCAGAAGCAAAAGTAGCAAGTAGTGTAGTAACAAGTGATAACGCAGCAACCTTTTATGCAGAAAGATTAGGTTTAGCTGACAACAATGTGCCTCCTGAGGCTGAAGGTGTAAAGGAATCTTCAGAGCCAGCGCAAGTTGAAGGACAGAGTGAACCAGAAGCAGAGGAAGAAGCTAAAGAAGCACTTGAAGCTGAAAAGCCGAAGGATAAGCTTAATAAACGATTCGAAAAAGTAAGCAAAAGGGCGCAGGAAGCTGAAGCCAAAGCTGCTGAACTAGAAAATCGTTTGAGAGAGTTAGAGGGCAAGGTAAACCCTCAGCAACAGCAGGAACAAAAGCCTGTTATTGCGGTTGGTGAACCACAAGCGCAAGACTTTACTGACCCTTTTGATTATGCAAGAGAGTTGGCAAGGTGGAGTGCGGAAAATGCCTTAAAGCAAAGGGAACAGCAGGAATCTATTCGAAAATCTCAAGAATCTTGGGAGAAAAAGCTTGAAAAAGCCAAAGCCGAATATGACGACTGGGATGATGTAGTGCCGTCTAGTAAGGTGCCAGTTAGACCTGAAATACGAGACAGCATTCTTGAAAGTGATGTGGGACCACAAATCTTATATGCGCTTGCATCCGATGAAGACTTTGCTAGAAAGCTGTCAGAAATGCCAGTGATTAAAGCTCTTAAAGAATTAGGCAAACTTGAGGCGAAGTTTGAAGTCCCTCAAAAGACAACAACAGTAAGCAATATTGTTTCTAGAAGTAAAGCACCTGAACCTATCAGACCATTATCTAGTGGTCGTGCTGGCGCAGATGTCCTAGTAGACACCAATGGTGAATTCTTAGGAACTCCTGCTCAGTATCGAGAAGCTAGACGGTCAGGTAAGCTTAGATAAACCTAATTTTTTTGGAGAATTACAATGAGCAATACTTTATTGACTATCTCGAAAATCACCAACGAAGCGTTGATGGTTCTCGAAAACGAATTAACATTTACATCTGAAGTTGACCGTAACTATGACGACCAGTTCGCTGTAGTTGGTGCAAAAATTGGCGCAACCGTCAATGTCCGTCGCCCAGGTCGTTTTATTGGTACAACAGGACCAGCCCTCAATGTGGAAGACTTGAACGAGACTAGCGTTCCAGTGACTCTTTCCACGCAATTCCATGTGGATACTCAATTCACTACACAGGATTTGGCATTGAGCTTGGATATGTTCTCTGACCGTATCTTGAAGCCAGCAGTAGCAGCTATCGCCAACAAAATTGACTTTGACGGTACTACAACTGCAGCTTTGAACACAGCGAACATCGTTGGTACAGCTGGTACACCTCCAACTGGCTTGTATACATACTTGTCAGCACAGGCTTACCTTGATTCTGAAGGCGCACCTCGTGATGGTCGTCGTTCATGCATCGTTGAGCCATTTACATCTGCCACTATCGTTGACAGCTTAAAAGGTCTTTTCGTTCCTAACGACAAAATCGGTATGCAATACGAAAAAGGCTTGATGGGTCGTGATTCAGGCGGTATGAACTGGAAACTTGATCAGAACATTGTGTCCCAAACTTTTGGTAATTTCTCTACTGCTACTGTTACTGCTTCTGTAAACACCTCTACTGCTACTGGTTTCTTAAATAGCGGTTGGGCACAGACTTCTACAATCACTTTGACTGCTGCTAACACTGGCACAATCAACTTGAACGCTGGTGATACATTCCAAATCGCTGGTGTGTATGCAGTTAATCCACAAAACCGTCAAGCATACGGCACAAACAAACTGCGTTCATTCGTAGTGAAGTCTGCTGTTTCTGTTGCTTCAGGTTCAAGCGTTTCTGTTACTGTATCTCCTGCTGTTATTTATGGCGGTCAGTTCCAGAATGTGTCAATTCCTAACCCATCTAGCTCTGCAGCTGTAACTTTCTTCGCAAGTCAGTACAACGCAAGCGGCAACGGTGTAGTGTCCCCACAAAACATTGTTATGCATCGTAATGCTTACACAATGGCTATGGCTGACCTTGAGTTGCCAGAGGGTGTTCACTTCGCTGGTCGTGCTAGCGATAAGGAAATTGGTCTGTCAATGCGTGTGGTTCGCCAATACACCATTAACAACGATTCGATTCCTACTCGTGTGGATGTTCTCTACGGTTGGGCTCCACTCTACCCAGAGTTGGCTTGCCGAGTAGCAGCCTAATAATCGCAGGGGGTAAAACCCCTGCTTTTTAAACATATTTAAGGAATAAAATCATGAGTAATCCAGGACCAGCAGTAACCACATCGGCACATCCCTCAAATGTAACAACTGACCAAGCATTGCGTTTGTTGGCAGTTGTAAAAGGGATTAATGCTAATTCAGTAGCTTCTACTGCAATTCCAGTAAACAACACCAATAACTACTTGCCTACTTCGATTATTTTTACTAATGCGAACAACGCAGGCGCAGTTGCTAACCTTAGCTCTGCTGTTATTTCTGTTTACACAGCCCCAGGTGGTTCAGGTGGCAGTGGTACTGAAGTTTTTGCTTTGACTACTTTGACCAACAATACAGCTTTGCTAGGCACAACAGTAGCGACAGCTTATGAAAGCACTTTGGCTTTCTCAGCTCAAACTCTGTATGCTTATGTTGGTACAGCAGCAGGCGCAGTCGGCACTGTAGATGCTTACATCTACGGTTACGACTTTAGCTAAAAACAAATGAAGTAAAAAGAAAAAAGCCATGCCCAAAAAGTGTGGCTTTTTTTCTTGAATACCATATAATTGATTTACCTTATTCAAAGGAAAAACTATGTCATCTACTACTATTGCTCGTGGAAATATTTTATCTTCCACAGTCATTCAATACACCCTAGCTTCGACCACTATCGCTGATTCTTCTGATGAAGTAACTATTACTGTTCCTGATGTTCAGGTTGGTAATGTAGTGCTTGTCTCTACTGGTTTTGCTCAAACTAAAGGTGTTGCTTGCGTTAATGCTCGAGTAACAGCTGCAAATACAATCGCTTTGGACTTTGTAAACGCTACTGGCGCATCTGCTGTTACTGTTGCTGGTGTTTATTACCTTAAAGTTATTAAGCCTGAAAATTTGCCTTTGCCTACTAGCTCAGTCTAAGGAGTAAAAAATGGCTTATAACTCAGCATTCGCACCTTTTGGTGCAACATATCAAGTAGGAACATCCGCTGTTCAAGTTAAGGCAGCTAATAATGTATATCCTTCAGGCTATCGCATTGTGAACCTTACAAGCAGCTTGGTTCATGTAGGTTGGGCTCCGCAAGAGCCTAATGATGCAACAGTAACTCCTGTGGCTACTGCTCCTTCTGCTGGTGCTCCTGTAATGAATGTCTTGGCAATTCCTGCTAATGGTGTTGGTGTATTTAGTTCTATTCCACCGAATGCTTGGTTTATAGCTAGCGCAGCAACTTCAGTAGAAATTACCCCAGGTGAAGGGATTTCATAATGTCCTCTAATCAAGTAGCTTCAACTACTTCTACAAATTTATTGCCAGTTCAGGCTGAATATGCTTCTACTGGGAATGAAACTTGTTTAGGTTTGTATGGGCAAGCAGGACAGCCTTTAGTGCCTCCTATGAATTTGCAAAGTTTATCTGTTGGCGGTTGTTTATGTATTTCTAATCAGCTTCCTACATTGGGAACTGGTTGGGGTACAGGAGCAACAATCACAGCTAGTAATACTTCGGCTTTTAAAATTATTGTGGGAACTGGCGGTTCTTCTGGTGGGACTATTAACTTTCCAGCATCTAGTACTGGTTGGGTTCTTCAAGCTTGGGATATTACTGGCGCAAATACATTGTTTTTGCAACAATCAGGAAGCTCTACTACTTCAGCATCATTGACCAGTTTTGGCATTACAACTGGAACTGCCTCGCCTATGACTGCTGGTGATATGGTTCTTGTAATGGCAATGGCATTTTAAGGATTAAATATGGGTGCTCCCAATTCAACAGTAGACCAAAATCTACTGCCTGTTCAGGCTTATTTTGATGTTTACGGTAATTTTCAAACTTTTATTGGACAAGGTCAGCCGTTTTACGC